CCCATCAAAAATATTCGTCACTCCGAAGTGTGACAGAGGAGAGAGTATTGAATCCTCTCCTCCCCGCATGGATAGCGGGTTAGATCCTCGGGAAGTAAGCTGATGCAGATCNCGACGTAAGTTGCGACCAACAAAAAGCTCATTTTCATCTGACGGACGATCAACCGTGTAATACGGTATTAAATCATCGCCAATCAGACAAATACTACGGCTTTCGACTCCGACCTTACGGTAAGAGAAGAACTTAAAGCCACAGTGCCCGTTTTTTCTATTATGTCGCTCACCTTCATATTCTGAATGAATATGGCCGTCTCCCATAATAGGAGGACCATAAACCCGATGAACGGGCTTCATGAGAGAAATGAGGTGTGACCGCATGCTTTCAGACAACCGGATCGTGTCTCCATAATAATAATTTAGGAGTTGCACAATAACGGCGTCTGACAGTCTGTCGCGAATATAGAAAGGTCTAATGTTCGTGCCCTCATAGTAGTCCCCTCCGCAACTTTCGCGGAAAGGACCATCAGCGTATGACTTGTCGACGTTTATTTCAAACCCTAATGCGTCAAAAACCCTCTTTAATAAGGGCATCAACGCTACGGGCAAGATTATATCATCACCAAATACACTGATGTCGGGTTTAACCGAACTATGTACAGCACAGCCATACGCCAGAGCGTAAAATATCATGCTCTGAAGTTCGAAAGTGTAACCATTCCCCATCGAGGAGAACTTCTCAAGTTCGAAACGAAGTTTTTTCTTTTCATAGAAAATAGTCTTCGTCCTCCATGTGTCTAGTAACTCAACCCACGAAAGTGGAAGGAGATCTAAAACTACAGAGTAGGCTATGTTGTCCGACGCGGAAGATAAGTCAACCGTCGCGAGGTGACCAGTTATACTGGCCCTGCGAGCGCGTTCACGATTTATTGTCTGATCCTTTAGATTGATACCTACGGTGAGCATCCGTTCTTTCAGATACTCACCCACGCCCTTTTGTACGAGCGTGTTTAAAACAGGTTCAATCATAATAGATCGATCAGTCTTCGCGTTTTTGGGAACGAAAGCCAGAATACCCCCAGCTGTTCTAGCCTTACCCTGATGGGCATAGGCAAACATGGGGAGGGTAGCCCAGAGCTCTTGCAAGGAGTCTCTGGCGGCTTCACCAACAGTTGGTATACAATCCAACTTAGATCTAGCGTTTGTTTCTTTATTTTTCAAGAAGGCGCTGGATCCAGGACCGAATCTCAATGTTAGGCTATCAAGTGAAGGTGTATCACCGAGTATAAAACTGATTTTCTCTTGCGCGTAGTGTAATACTGCATGCAAGTCTCGTTCTTCAACGAGACAGTTGTTAGCTCGATACCTTTCGTTTATAGCTTTACAATTGAGTTCACTCTTGCAAAACGTATTCCACGCTACTTGCTCACGATCCGCTCGGACGGGGCCATCCACATTCTTTGAAAGAATTGCAGTGGTCTGTCTAAGGGATGCAAGGTAGGCAGCGGAGTGTCCGCTATTGTAAGAGGTTTCTCCGTCAACGATTTCGAGCAATCTTTCGCAGTCTTCAAGACTCGAAGTTCTGCCGCGAATATCGCTAAGTGGAGAAAAGTAGCTAATAAGATCGTGTAAAACACGATCAGACTTTGCTTTTGGCCAAGGGTCATAAAAACTCCGGGATTGTTTAGGACGATACGTCATAGGTTTCACCATTAAGGTATAGGTTTATGTTAAATTGAATTAATAAGGAGGGGCCAGATTGTCAATNGTATCGACAATCTGGGCATTTGCTAACAAGTTAGTCAGCATAACCCTTAAATCCTTACGATTCTGCATGGTACTTCTAGATGGTAGGATAAAATCCACGTTAGCTTTTACGCTAAACGCCACCTTAGGCCCAGCAACATAACCATTTGCACCTACCGTACCAATCGTTTCAACAACCGGAACATTTAACACCAAGCGTACTTTATTAAGACCGCTACCAGAATCCAGTTTCTCTGACACGGCTATTGTGCACTGCCCAACTAAGGGCAATGAAGCAACAGTATCGCGAAAGAGAGCTATCGGAGCTGAGGATACGGGATTGTAAGTATGCGCTAATGGTGTAGCAGCACCGTCATTAATTGTAATTGGAGCAATTGCACTCATATTAGGTATTCCAAATGTGGGAAGTATATCCCAGTTATAGTTAAAGACCGCTTAACCCCCTTCCCGTAGGGAAGGTTAGAGTCGAGCAATCGACGATGCTACAATATAGTATTACCTAGAAACTGAAACCAAAAGTGCGATAGAGTTAAGTACATGTCCAACGGACAGTACGTCTTCCATCTTTTTGAATTCAGGCAAAGGCATAACCACCGGCATATAATAAGAAGGATTTCGCGACAGCGAAAAGGAGTTATAGGACGGGTTACCGGATATAAAACCGGAACCGTAAGTCTTTCTCCCCAACGTCGTCAACAATCTCACATCTATATTAATGTCAGTTCTAGTGATCGGCCCATACTGTATACCTCGGTTCTTACCGGTGGCTTCGAGAAAACTACCGATTGGTATAAACCAATCGATAACGAAGCTCCATGGTAGAATTTCCCAGGCAACAGATAAAGGGTCGTTCAAGTTTAACGACGCGTTCGTACTCGGAGGAGATAATAAAAAGGTCTTCAAATTGACCTTCCTACATTTCCGAAGTAAAAACTCATTTCTTGAGTTATAATACCCTATCACGTTTTTAGACTTCCGTGCACGCACGGGTAGTTTAACGGTACCATTTAAGGTACTTGATAGAGCGCCTGCTCCTGAATGGATATCCGATAATAAGGGTTTCCATCCGTATTGAAGCTCCAACCATTGTTGCGAAATCCAGAGATCTGGTTTCCGCTTCTTGGACCGGAGTCTTTTCATACCTTGCCTCGATAAAGAAAGAGGACGAGGAGAG